AACTATTGCAAATGATAGCACAACACAAGGTGGCGGTGGTGCTTATGATATTAATTTATATGATGTGCTAGATATATCTGATTTAGTAAACTCGAATACAGGTTGGACTTACTTAGGAAACGGCTCTAATCAAGTATTTGGTTTTTCTACAGATAGAACAAGTGATACATATAAGAGAACAGCATTTGGTATTCCCCTTGCAACAGGTGTTAGTGGTGCAGGAACTACAGAGTTTGGAAATGATGGCTTATATAGATATTTAACAAATGAAATGGCTTGCATAGTGGGTGGCTATTGGNNATGCGGGTCCTTTCTGTGTGAATTTGGCCAATAGCCGTACTACCTCGAGCAACTATACGGGTGGTCGTGCCTGCTTGTATGCTCTGTAAGAGTGAGCGATAGCGAACGATAAAAAAAGTAAAGGAAGTGAGAAATAATGGGAATTCATAGTGAAGCTATACTAAATAGAAAATTTATAGAGATGATTAAGTTGTTAAATATATATCTTAATCATTTTCCAAAATTTGAAAAATATGCACTTGCTAATAATATCAGGAATACTGCATATACTATTTATGATTTAATCACAGAAGCTCAAAAAAGATATTTCAAAAAAACTTCACTTACTCAACTTGATGTAGAGCATGAAAAACTAAGAATGCAAGTTTATCTTGCAAATGAGCTTGGATATTTTAATTTCAAAGATGGAAGAAATGATTCTACTGTAAATGCTGCAAAAAGATTTTTAGCTATTTCAAAATTAATAGATGAAATAGGGAAAATTATAGGAGCATGGATAAATAAACTAAAAGATATGGGATATTTCAAATGAAATTCTTAGGGCAACATAGCAAAATGAATTCTGTGAGCATGGCTTGCATAGTGGGTGGCAATTGGAGTAACACTTCTAATGCGGGTCCTTTCTGTGTGAATTTGAACAATAACCGTACTAACTCGAACAACAATACGGGTGGTCGTGACTGTAATCCAAAACCTGAAACTACAAATGGTAGAAACTGGAATATAGGGGTATGTTGTCCTGTTATTAGCGAAATCAATTTTAATAGAAGTTTTTCTAGTAAAAATATTGAGAGTCAAACTTCTAAAAAAGTGGGTTATTTATTTGAAAAAGCATTTACAAAAGAGAATTTATATCTAGCCTTCCTGGATGCAAGAAAAGGTAAAAGAAAAAAAAGAGCAACATTAAATTTTGAAAAAAATCTTGGTGCAAACATAGAAGAACTTTACATTGAACTTCATGAAAATAATTACAGACCAAGACCATACTCTCAGTTTATGGTCTATGAACCAAAACCAAGAATTATAAATGCACCTGCATTTAGAGATTTAGTAGTACAACATGCAATTTATAGAGTTATTTATCCAATATTTGACAAAACTTTTATTCATACAAGTTTTGCATGTAGAAAAGGTGGCGGAACTCATAAAGCTAGTTCTTACACTCAAGTACAAATGAAGAAATATAGTGGTGAATTGTATTTTTTAAAACTAGACATTAGAAAGTTTTTTTACTCTATTGATAGAACTATATTAAGAAAGCTTTTTGAAAAGAAAATAAAAGATAGAAAATTTGTAGATGTGATGTGTATGTTTACTCAAATGAATGGAGATGTTGGTATTCCTATCGGAAATTTATTATCACAGCTTTATGCACTTATATATATGAATCCAGTTGATCAATATATTAAAAGAGAATTGAAAGTAAAAAGTTATGTTAGATATGTAGATGATTTTGTACTTATTGGCCTTTCTTTAGAGGAGGCTAAAGACTTTAAAAGAAAGATTGAATCATTTGTAAAAGAAAAATTAAATCTTGAATTGTCTCATTGGCATATTCAAAAAATTAAAAGAGGAATTAATTTTGTTGGATATAGAACTTGGAAGAGGATTAAATTTGTTAGAAAACATAGCATGTATAAAATGAAAAAAGCAATTAAAAAAATGAAACTTGAATCAATAATATCTTTGATAGGTCATGCAGTAAAAACTGCAACCATGAAATATTATAGAAAACTATTGATTGAATTTTCAATTTTAAATTTATTACCAATTAGGAGTCAAAAATGTTTGTTTATGTAAAGTTTGAAAAAGTTAGTGATGAGTTCACAACATATGAGTTTAGAGGTGGAAATGAAGATGTTAAAGTAAATTACTTTGATGTTAATGTTGTTTCAATCGAAAGTGAAAATGAAATCGCAATCAATAATCTTATTTTATCTCAAGATAAAAAAATTAATTGTCAAATCATATCAAAAGATGAATTTAAAGAGTTAGTTAAAGATTCAGCACAAATCGAGAGAATCAGAACTATTGTAAAAGAGAGAATAGCAAGTAAATATTCATATGCAGATGAAATTGCAATGATGAAAAAAGACGAAAACGATCCAAAAAGAGTTGAATATGAAGCTTTTGTGGCTGAATGTATTTCAAAAGGTAATGAGCTAAAAGCTCTTGTGGGTTACTAAAATGTTGATTATTTTAGCAATTTTATTAATAGCTTTAAATGCTTTTGATTTTTATAGTACATATAAAATTTTAAGAGCTGGTGGAAATGAAATAAATCCAATTATGAATTTTTTAATTAAAAAGTTAGGTTTAGTTTTGGCTTTAGTAATTTCAAAACTATTAGTTTTAGTTTGTATTGCTCTTTTAGTTTGGTTAGAAATGGTTTATTTAATAGCTATTTTAGTTGCAATATATATATGGGTTGCAGTGCATAATTTTAGAGAGATGAAGAAATAAAAATGTCAGTCGTAAAAATCCCATCAAAAAAAATCACACAATTTGAAACAAAACAAATACCAACCATAGAACAAGAAAATAAGATATTCAAAAAAGATAATATTGGTACAGTTGTTCCTGGTGATGCGTTAAGAAATATAAATCTTTCAACTGTTCCAAGTGTAATTCAAGATGCAATAAATGCTATGGGATTAAGTGTAGAAACAAATATTTTAGCAAATGCACTAATAATGCAAATCCAAAGAGATATAGATAACTTAGGTGATGCAATAGTTGAGAAAAGCTATATTGATGGACAAGTATCATATCTTACTTCTTTACTTGGACAAAAATCAGATACTGGTGATGTAGCAAGTATTGTTGATAGTAGAATTGCAATAGTTACAGAAGATTTTGCAACGACAGCACAAGTTAATAATTTGAATAGTAGAGTAGGTGAGAGCGAAAGTAGTATTACTACTTTAAAACAAACAATAAACACAAAAGATGCTGCAAGAGCAACTCAAATAGAAAAAGTTGAAGCAAGAGTAAATCAATCATTATCAAACTATACAGCAGTTTTAAATCTAACTGTTGATGAAAATGGAAATGTAATTTCACAAAAGATAGAGAGTTTAGTTGCACAAAATGCAAGAGCAAATATAAGTATAGATGAAAACAATAAAATTACTTTAGATGAAAATGGTAATTTTACTGCTTATGTTGCTAAATTTATAAATGATGGTCATGGAAATATAGTTGGATTTAGTTTTACAGATAGTGATGATGCACAATCAGTTTTTGGAATAAATGCAGATGTATTTCAAGTATCAGATGCAACAAATAGATATACGCCTTTTAGAATAGAAGATAACAATATTTATTTTAATGGAAAAGTTACATTTTCAAGTATATTTTCCACAGATGAAGAGTGGCAACAACAAGTTCAAAGTGCAATAGATAACAATGCAACAACTATTGATGGTAACAAGATTATTACTGGAACAATAGGAGCAAATCAAATAAATGCTAATGCAATAAGCGGTAAGATAATTAGTGGAGGTTCTATAACTGGTACTTCTATATACGGCTCATACATAGAGGGTGCAATAATAAAAGCATCATTTATTGATTTAACAAGCACTCAAACATTAACAAATTGGCAACAATATACTCCATCAAATTATCCAAGTGCGTATGCTAATAATTTTGCTCATAACAATGATGGAACTTTATTGGTTGATAGTTTAGGATATGTAAGACTTATGGGTAATACAAATATTGTAACACAGCAACTAACTTATGAAAATAATTATTCAGGCACTACATTTCCATTATCATTACCAACATATAGTGTAGATTTATATGCATATTCAGATTATAAATCAAATACATTAAATCGCTGCATAACAGCAACACCGACATTAAGTATTCCAGTATCACAAAAAATAATTTTTTGTAGTTTAACAACAAGTACTGGAGGTGGTACTAATACAACAAGTACAATTGTAAGATGTTATATAAATAATGATTATTATGAGATAAGTGCTACTGGAACAGTTGCTAGGGATTCATTATCATATAGTTTTACTTGTAGTATCAAAAAGAATGGTGTAGTAATTGGGAGTTCTTCTTCAATATCAGGAGTTACACATACTGCATATATAGGAAACTTACCAATCTTAATATCAGTTGGTGCATCATGGAGTTATGGACTATACCCAGTTATTAGAGTTGAAACAGTTAATACTCTTTCATCATCTACTAATATAAATTATACAGGAGTATATGGAAAAGCATTTCAATTATCTTATGCTTATTCTTCAAATAGAATGTATAGTAGTATAAATGTACCAGCGATAACAAGTCGTGATTTGATAAAAAGGAGAAAAATATGAGTTTAAATATAATCGTAAATACAGATATAACAGAAACAGCAAAAGAGCTTTTGAAGTTAATTGCAGAAGAAGAAAAAAAATCAAAAGATGATATGAAAAAGTATCTTGATAAAACCAACTTATCAGCAGAAGAAAAAACAAAAACTTACAGTCAATTTTCTGGTGAACTTTTTAGTGCAAAACTTGGAGTAATCAATAATGCTGTAAATATAGTTGTTCAAGATAAGCAACTTGATTTACAAAGCAAACAAAATGTAGCACAAATAAAATTTATTGAAGCTCAAGAAAAAGTTCAAGTTCAAGAAGAGTTAGTAAAAAGAGAAGAAGTATCTATCGCAAAAGAAAAATTAAATCTTGCTAAACAAGAACTAGAATTGAATAAATCTAAAATGTTCTTAGAAAATGCAAAAGCAATTGTTAATTTTGACAATATTATAGCAACTACATTAAGTGAAGCTAGAAAAAATGGTGCTGAAATTACAAAATCAAGTAAAACTTATACTTGTCCTATTACAAAACAAGTTATTGGCTATGACCATATTAGTTTAGCTGCTGCACTTTCAACTGATACTACAAAAGGTTTAATGGGTTATCAAATGAAACAACTTGATAAACAAGCTAAAAGTTTTGATGATCATACTTTAGTTCAAATTGGAAATCAAGTTATGCAACTTTCATCAAGTGCAATTAGTGAGGGATTAACTTCAATTACTGGATTACTTACTGCTCATAAAAATATTATTGAGAAATTAGAAGCAGGTGTAACAAGTGGTACATATACTACTATCTCATAAAGAATTATAAAATGGGAACAGTTTTAATACCATATCGTGGAGATTTAGTATCTGCACGATTAAATTTTAAAAGAGAGAAAAAAAGAGTTGCTAGAAAGTTTAAAAGAAAACTTCTCGACCTTTGGGATTTGAATAGAA